GGATGCTAGTAAAGTCAATGTTGGTGCCGCTGGTGGAGGCAACGGCAGTCCCCTGCGCGATCTTCTGGGTGGCCGTGTAGGTAGAACCGTCTGTGCTAAACGGGATCTGGCCGATGGCGGTGGGCGCGATAACGGCTGGTGTGGCGCTGGTCCATGTAGTGCCGTTTGAGGTCAGCAAATTACCCGAGGTGCTAGGGGCCACAAACTGAACGGCGGCGACGCCATTGCCCAGCACGACGTTGTTAGCAGTCAATGTAGCAAGTCCAGTACCGCCGTTGGCAGCGGACAAAGGCGTAGTTAAGCTAACGATGTTACCGTTCGTGATCGAACCGCCGTAGACGATGTTGTTGACAAGCTGGAACGTCGTTCCGTCGTACTCAACCAGCATCATCTTGCCGGATTGGATGTCGCCAGCCGACAACGCCACCGAACCGTTCTTGGTGATGCTTGTGGCAGTCAGGCCGTCGATGCTCAGGGTTGCTGCGCCGCTGTTGGTGTTGACGGCGATAAAACTGTAAATTGCGCCGGTCGCATATGCGGTGAGCGTGGGCGTAGCGGTAGCCGTAATGGAATTTGTTCCCGCCACCGAACTAAGTTGGCTGTTAATGCCAAATGGATCGTTGATGGACGGGATGCCGTCGTAGGTGCCGATCAGTTCGTTGTTTGAATTGTGCAGGACAAACTTCAGCAGAACGCCGGTAACTTGCCAGATCTCGTTTGGGGTGCGCCCGCCCGCGTTTAGGATGATTGGGTTGGTGTTGGCTACCGTTCCGGCGCTAGTCGTGTAGGTCGTCAACAGCGTGGTGGTGCCCGCCGCGTAACTGTACAGCTTGCCCCCGACCAGCGGCGAACCGTTGTCATCGAAGAACTGAGCGCCTGCGCCAGCAAAAGCCGAAAGGTTATAGGTTGTCATCGTCCGATCCTATAGTATCTGAGCCACGGACAAGATCGTGCCTGGAGCTGCGGGATAGGCTGGCGAACTACTGGCCGCGTAGGTTGCAATCTGAGCATAGCCTAGCTTGGACAGTCCGTACAGTTCGAAATAATCGCCAGCAGCAAACGTGTAGCTGAAGTTCGCGGTCATCAAGACGCTGCCCGCCACGCTTGCGTGTTGCTTGGGCACCGTCACGCGTCTGGCGGTTGCGGTGGCGTTCGCGCCGTTTACGCGCAGCCAGATGGTCATGTCGTCGTCGTTGGACGCGTTGTTGTTGGTAAGTTGGATTGACGCGCTAATGATGCAGCGCCCCGCGCCCGCGACGGTGATGCGGGACGCAGACAACGAGAACCCGTGCGTAGCGTAGGTAGACCCCACGGGCACAATGGTAGGGGTGTTAGCCGTCCAAGCCGTGCTGGTGATGTCGTAGAACGCGGCGTTGGTCGCCGATGTGGCTGCGACGGTGTACAGGTACTCGAAATACCGGAACCACTCCCGCGTAGGTATCCCGCTCTCGTCCTCCGCGATGGGGACGCGCTGGCCGGGAATGCGAGTCTCGTTAAGCATTGGTGGGGCTCACGATTAATTGCGCGCCCATGATGTAAACAGGGACCGGGTCCGTACCAGAAATCTCGTACACGCGGTCACGGATTTTTTGCGTCATGCCAAGCCTGCGCCACAAGACGCGTTTGCCGTACTCGCCGATCATGCCCATTGATTTCCAATGCTCGTTGGACCATGTGTGCCCGCCGTCATCCGACCAGCGCAGCATGACCTGAGGGTTTGTGCCCTGCACAATTATCTCGTCCGTGGTTTCTTCCGATTCGCCGCCGATGGCGTCGCCAGACACCGCCGTAGACGAGATGCTGCTGACGTACATGGTTACGGAAGGCGTTCCGCCGTCCAGACCCACGCCCGACTCGCAGTCGAGTTGCAGACTGTGCTGCGCGGTGCGTCGCAAGTTATTGGTGCCTGTCGGCAGCGCCCGCCACGAGCGCAACCACTTCTGAGTGCGCCCACCGTCCGCAAACAAGGTCAGATCGTAGGTGTAAATTTCGCCGGTCTGATAATCGCCCAACGTCACCGCGTTGTTGAAGAACGTCTGACACGCCGCCCGTTGACGGGTAAACCCTCCGTTGGCGTACCCAGCGCGCTCGTGCCACGCGCCCGTGGAGACATCGTAGACCCAAGTGGCGTTGGCGGACGGGAACGACAGCACATAGAACGCATGACCGTCCTGCTGGTAAGTGTAGGCCGTAGCATCGCTAATGTTGGCGTACTGTTGGATCTGCCACTCGACGGCGTGGGTGCTGACGCGAACGCCTCGGTAGCCCTTGGCGCGGTAGACGATGCCCTTGCCGCGTGTGTCCGCGCCCAACCAGAAGACGGTGCTGTCAAGCTTGGCGACCGAGAACGCCGCCGCGCACCCAATCTCCATGTACGCGCCTTGGATGCGCTGGAGCGGAAACCCAGCATTTCCGGCGTTGTACCAGACTTCGATGGTGTTGGTGCCAAACAGCCAAGCTTCGGAGTTATCCACAATGGACGACACCAGATTGTCGGGCGAACCTTCCGCGCTCGCGAAGTCCAGCGGGTCAATCGACGTGCCGTCAAGAATGGCTGTGGTCCACACAAGTTGGCTGTTAGGCTCGATAAAGACGAAATAGCCGTCCAGATACGAGACCGTTGTCGCGCCGGGGAAATCGGGGTCAGTGATTTGGCCGAAGGCGTTGGTGGTGTTGTTGAAGATGTAGCTGGGACCGGCGCAAGCGATAAAGAGCTGAGTGCCGTTGTCTGCCATCGACACGGGGCCATCGTTGGCAACGGTGCCCAGCAGAACGGTGCGGTAGCTGGTATCGACTTGGTACACGCTGTTACCGGAGACGACATACATGTAGTTGCCGTAGGAGTGCAGCCCACGGATCGGCCCTGTGCCGATGGTGGCAAGCGACCGCAAACCTGGCGCGCGTTGCAGGAACGCGGAGGTTTTGCCGCCCGCGTCCTCCGGCAGCACTTCGGGGAACAGGTTGATCATACGACTGTCCGCAGCGTTGACGCTGCGGGCTACATACGCGGAGCCAAGGATGGGCGTCTGCATCAGAAGTTCCCGGCGAAAATGTTAAACCGCTGGCGGGTGCTGACGATGGCGTAGGGGATTGACATGATGTCGTCGGGGTTGTTGATCCGCTTGAGGTTACGCTTGGAATACATCGCAATGCGCCCGACCGTGGGGGGCGGTTCAATGCCAAACTCAGGGGCAATTTCGCAAGCCAGATTGTAGCGGAACGCCCGCAAATAGCCGGGCGGAAAGTACAACTCGGTCGAAAGCGTCGCAGGCTGGGTCAATTGCGCCGCCGATATGAAATGCCATTCCAGCACCTTGGTGGGCACCGGGTAGATGTGCATGTCGATGTTAGGGAAATTCGTGTTGATCCACATTACCTGTGGAAAAGTACTGGTAACGCTTTTGACCGCAATGCCGTCGTACTGCTGCTGGTTAATTAGCTTGATGCCGTAGGAAATGCCGGTCGAGGCGTCCACGAAATAGGTTGCGTCGTCCATCAGCACGGGACGGTCGCCGACAAAGTCGCCGGAAGGGCCAAGGGTACGACTTACAAACCCTGGCAACCAATCGAAGATCTGTTCTTGCGTCGTAAACGTCGAGAGCTTTTCGGTGCCCCAAGAGTCAATCATCTGGTTGAGCGCAGTCAGCGCGTCTTGCGATGTGCCCGCAGACGGCGTCTCACCTTCGGCCAAAACACCCAGAAGGCGAAGGGCTCCGTTAATCTGATCCCCGGCTGTCGTCATAGCTGGTCATTCCCTCATTCAGCGGCCTGCGACCGCGTCGCCGGGGTGCAAGTTCATTTACCGGCTCTGACGTGTCAGAGGGCGGGGCTTCGCCGGGAGTATAGCGGCTCCAGCCATTCTCTTCATCATAAATCGCTTCGGCTTCCATAGTGGCAACTTTGGTGCCGTGGACCGCATGGCGCATATAAATCATGGGTATACCTGTTGGAAAAACGCCCCGCCGTTAAGCGGGGCGTTAATGGATTACGCGATACGGTACAGCGTCCACGAAAGATCGCCCACTTTACGCGCAAGAAAGCGAGCTGAAGTAGCCGCAGACACGGCGGCAGCACCAACAATGGTCCAACCAGTGCCAACCACAACGGTTGCCGCATTAGTAG